AAACAGCAATCTGGTTCAGCGGGTCAACTGATGCAGACATATTGTCCTTGAAGTTGCTGTTGAAGTCAGCCTCGAAGAACTTATCTATTTTCTCATTACCTATCGGCGTGGACTTTGCCCCGTCGAACATATGGAATCCATTGTCAGCCAAGAAGAAAACAAAGCTACCGTAATTGCAAACAGAGCCAGCCAACCGGCAACCCGTATTGCTCTCAACTTTATCGAACTGGAACACCAGAGGCAGGCCAGAATAGGTTGCTCGGAAAATAGCTCTCTCACATAAAATCGTGCAGTATTCCCCGCCGACCATTCCGGTAATAGCGCCTGAATCGATTAAATCTTGAAAATCACTTTGGTCAGTTCCAGAAGTCCAGCTTGTTGAGTTGTTGAAACCAGACCAATAGACGCGGTAGGGTATCCGCCCTGAGCCGGTAGCGATATTTGCAGTCCACACGAAATCACGTACCACTGCAATAAAGTCAGCTTTCGGAGGTGAGCCGCCCAAGTTAGACCACGCAGTATCTGTGCCTATTTGGAACTTTTGCAGTTCCTCGCCAACACCGCCCGCCGCGATAACCGTGTCACCAAACTGAACGAACCGCCACTTCTCTGCTCCGGTCAGGTCATAACCGCCAGCCTTGCTGATATCATCTAGCCCGCTGTCAGTAGCGTCGAACTCATATAGCTTTGTGGCATCGCCAGCAAACAGCTTCACGTTTCCGCTGTCATCTTTTCCAGCATAAATGCCGCGAATGGTATCCGTAGCCGCGCCAGAATATGCAACAAAGTTCTTGATAGGCTTATAGCCATTAAATGCAGGGATTACGTTTGTTGCGACTGTCACGCCAGCATTCATAAAATCTGGCTGGTCTGGTAGCCATTCCCCGAACTGGATTAAACTCATTGCCTTGCCCAAACCTCTGTACCCGTTGACACGTTTGCCCAGACCTCTGAGCCTATTGCTACATCACTCCACACCTCAGCGCCCAGAGTAACGTCAGCCCAATCCTCGCCCAGAACCTTCATAATGGATTCGCCCTGCAAGCTGAACTGGCCCGTCGATGCCGCATTGAGTTGCGCTGACCGGTCAGAAGTGGCTGTCACGGCAATGTCTGCTGTCATGGCCCCAAGCGTCACAAAGTTACTGCTTGAAGTTGCCGCAATGGACGCGCTGGCAGAGCCGGATACTGTTCTGACCCGTGTGCCCGCGAACGTGGCAGAGCCGACAACATTGACCAGAGCCTCAAACGGCCTGACACGGGCAAAGACCGATACAGCCGCTCCCACGCCCGAAGCCGTAGCCTCAACAGTTCTTGTGCGGGCTCCCGAAGCTGATGCGCTCAGTGACGCTGAAACGGACGCTGATACGGTCTTAACTCTAACAGAATCAGATGTCGCTGTTGCCGCAATGGAAGCTGTGCCGCCGGTTACTTTTACCTCAAGGGCAAGAGCATCCAGTGTGCCATAGTTCCAGCTATCAAGAGCACCCCAGCCGTCCATGTGGTCTAGGACAGTAGCCGTCCAAGCAACCTTGTCACCCAGCGTATCAAGCGTGAATGACTGGCTGTCCAGTGCTCCAGATATTCTGTCTAGCGGTGCAACCGTAGCCATTCGTCAGCCCCCTAAGCGGCAGTAATGTCCATGTCGCCAACAGCAACTTTAAGGATATCGCCGGACTCAATAACTTTGCTAGAAGTCAGCGCCCCGTGGATTAAAAGATTGCCGGATGATGACGCATCGAAAATACCGAAATGGCTGACCGTGCCCCATGAGCCTGTCGCCGCTGGAAACTCGATAGCCGCATCATTAGATGCTGTGCCAGAGGATGCCGCGCCGAAGCTGGCTACCTTGCGAGTGTAACCACTGCCGGACAATTCTGTGCCGGAGTTGTCATCATTGAAAGAACCCGTTGATAGGCCCACATAAACATTTGTCGGCATGGTGTAAGCACCAGTTCCGAGAATGTGGTCGAGAATTTCATTCTCTAAATAATCTGATAATGCTGACATTTTTTAGGTCTCCGCTACAGCGTTTTGTCGTGAATAAATACTTTGGATTTGCAATGAGCCCGTGCCGTAATGTGCGCGTTGCTCGTCTACTTTTACCTCCTCCATGCCGCGTGTGAACTTGGCATCATACTGCGAGGCCCGTGCCTCATCTAGTAAGTAGGCATATGCCTCCGCTAGTGCGCCATACAAATACAGGTCTGGGCTACGCAGGAACAGTGTCGGGGTGGCTGTGTCTGATATGCTTTCGAGACTGCCGATATAGACAATCTCCATTGTGTAAGCGTCATCAGGTATGGGCCGGATTTTCATTTCCTTGCCGACAATGCTGAACCCCTCTGGGCGACCACCGCCGGATGAGGCATATGAGGTATCCAGAGATGACGGGCTGTAATATGTAAGCACCTGCACGGGGTCAGTGTTTAGCTTTACTTCGCGCACTTCACGCAGGTCAGTCGGCAGAGCTATGTATTCGTCGCCGCTGGTCAGGGTTGCTGTTGAACGCTTCTCCTGCTCACGGGTCTCAAGCTCACGGCTCATGCGGCCTTCCGCAAGCTCGATAAACATTGGTATCTGTGCAGTGAGGTCATCCCGCGCCAGAAAATTTGCGATTGCAGTTTTTAACTCTGCGTAACTACCTATGCTCATATGTTGCCGCCGCCCGTTCTAAATGCTCTGTTCTCGCTATCGTTCAGCCACTGCTTCCAAGCCTTCGGATTATCAGCGGGCTTGCCGAACTTTTCTACAAGGTGAGCATACACTATATTGGGTATCTCTGCCACATGGGACATATGCTTCTGAGTTCCGCGCAGTTGGCCCTTTTGCCACTGGTCGTTCATGTGCTTGTTCAGTGTGATGAGACCGTCGAAATGCTGGGTCTGCTCGATGACCTCAGTGCCGTCTGCATTCTGGTGCAGGTATAATTCTTTGCCCGTAATTGGGTCGATACTTAACACTCTTTTCATATTGTCCTCCTGATGAGTAGAGGGGGCAGTTGCCCGCCCCCTCAATGCTATTAAGAACCGTTGAGGTCCAAAATCATTGCATGTGCCTTTGGTGCCTGAACCTTCAGGGCCCACTCAGTGATTAGCTGAGTTTTCTCTGCATCACCAGTAGCCGCAATTTCTTTCTCAGCGAAATTACGTCCGTTCAGTGTGCAAAGGCTGGCGAAGTCTGGGTCAATCAAGAAAATGCGGTCATTTCCTAGCTGACGAGACGGAGCCACATCCAATGTGCCGAAGTCTGTGAGGAAGACAGAAGTTGAGCCGACATATGTTGTCGCCTTAGCCGCAGTCATGTTCACATCGTTTGACACAAGGTTGCCAGATGCTGACAGGTCAGAGAAGTTCGCACGGTTAGTCGCAGATGCAACAAGCATCTTTGGGTTGCCGCCGTCTGTCCATGCATCCTGCATGCCGTCTTCAATCAATGCGAGTGTCAATGGGCGGTCGTCTCCATTTGTGATGGTGTCTGTACCGTCGCCTGTTGCAAACGCACCGGCAGTTGCACCAACCGAGCCGTTTGTAATCCAGCATGAGAGAGACGCAGATTTGCGTGGCTCAGAAGCTGAACGTGCAACGTCTGTGTCGCCAATCATCTTTTCGATGTCACGACGAAGTTCCAGTGACTTTAGAACTTTCTGGTCATTTTTCTTCAACTAGGCTCGCTAGACCTAACCCGTCTTTTAAAGACTGCTCATGCTTTCACATGAGATGAGACTATATCATCACCCTAATATTTAGGGGCTATGCGCTTCCACTCGCTTGAGTGTACTCCCTTGCGGGATAGTCGTTGCACCTTCCTCTTTCGAGGCTTGGCTCAGGATTACCATATCTTTCGACTTAGGCTTCCCCTGAGTTCACACAGTTTTACTTGCGCTAGTCTAGTGTAAAGTCAACGCAAGTTCTTTGTCACGGCCCGCTTTGTCCACAACATCGAGAGTTCCAGAAACTGCAACAGACTTCACTGAAATCTGATGATAATTTCCAAATCTAGCCGTAGCGGTGGGTGTACCAAAACTGGCATCAGCACCTTCAGAAGCGTGGTTATCAGTAGCGGCGGCGGCTAATTCCTGAACTTGCCATTCAGTAAAGATGCCGTTGCTTGTTTCTTTTTTCAGTGCTGAAAAAATTGGTGTCTCATCGGGGTCAATCCGATAGATTACGTCTGCGAGTTGCTCACGCTCACCTTTTGCTAAAGCAGTAGTAAAAG